CCGGTGATCGTGGGGCGCTTGAGCGCCACGGCGAGAAGGCGGCTGTGGCTGCGATCTTGGCGGCGGTTGAGGCCGCCCAGCAGGAAGCGAGCGAGCTGAGGCACAAGCTGTGGATGGTCGCGTGCCACGCTACCGGCGGCGGCATTCCAGAGATCGAAGGCGTCGACCGCCCCGTCAACGCGATCTGCGTGCAGATCACCGCAGTCCGCAACCGGATTTACCAAGCGGGCAAGGACGCCGCCACCCCCTCACATACTTCGGAGAACGGACGATGAGCGCGCAACATACGCCGGGGCCTTGGCGCCTTGATGAAGAGCGTGACGACTATGAGCTTTCGATTGTCGGAAAGCCGACGTGGCCTTGCAACAGGTTCGGCATCAAGGGCGAGTGGAATGTCGCTAAGATAGACGATTTAATGGAGGAATATCCCGGAGAGGCCAAGGCCAACGCCCGCCTGATCGCCGCCGCGCCTGATCTGCTCGACAGCCTCGAAAGCTGCGTCCGGTTCCTCAACAAGCACTGCCCCGGCGCTGATCACCTGCTCCCCGCTGCGGAAGCTGCCATCGCCCTCGCCACCCAGGAGCCCGCACGATGATCACCCAGCGCCCCTCCTCCCTCCACACCCGAGACCGCGAGATTGCCGCCATGCCGCTTGCCGTTGATCATGCCGGCGAGCGTTGGCTGGTGTCCCTGTTGCTGTGGCTTGCGATGGTCGGCGTGTTTGTCGTCGTAGCCCTCATTTTTGCATAGGATATTTGATATGACCGACACACAAACACCTCAACCCGTCGCTGTGGAGCAGGCGGAAGCAATCGCGAAGAACGTGGCCGAGCGGTGCCATGGCAGCCGCAAGCCGGGCAGTTCGCCGCAGCGCTATGCGATCATCTATCAGGCTGCTCGTTTGGGCGCGATTGACGCCCTCGCCGAGCGCGCCCGCCTCACCACGGACAGATTGGTGGGGGTGGAGGCGCGGGACGTACTGGCGGCAATTGTGGCAGCGACCACGGTTGGTAAGCGCGGGTCTTGTGCCACTCGCAGCAAGTACGGCAGCTACCCGTCAACCCTGTATCATCGCGCCGTAGCAGCGCTCGCCGCCACCCCGCCCGTCCCTGCGACCAGCGGGGAGGGGGAGAAGATGCGGGAATTAATCGGCGCGGTTCAATCTGCCCCTGTGACGGACCCGCGCGGCACCCAGTGCGGAGTTTGTAAGAGTTGGTTTGGCGCAACATCTGCGGGCTACTGCGCGACGTGCATACGTAGCTTCAAGGTGCCGAACTACCCACCAAGCGGGGAGGGGGGTGGGAAGCTGCGAGAGGCCGTCGTTGGAGCCGGCAAGAATGCGGAACGGCGCGGCGGATCGGTCGTAATCCACGGTAGCGACTGGCTTGCAATCGTCGCCGCTCTCGCCACCCCCGACGCCGCACCGATCGGGTCTGACGACGCGGATTACAGCGGTTATGTCGAAGAGGGGGATGCGATCCCCGAAGGCATGAAGCCGTGGCATGGTGCCGAGCTTGCCCCGGACGATTGGGATGGCGGTTCAGTGTTGTTCCGTGACGGCTGCCTTTCCATCGGAACTTTATGTCATCGCCATCGGTGGGGCCATGTCGGCCTAGGCGGTGATGTGATTGCCTACACGCCCAAGATTCACGACGCAGGGGCCTGCGAGCGCTGCAATGGCGAAGGCACGATCAACGTCGAGGATCGCCCGTTTCCCAATGATATCAGCCCTTCGTCGCACGAAGAGCCTTGCCCGGAGTGCAGCGCATGACCGTCACCCTTTTCCGCGAGATTGACGCCCTTGGCGGCACCGGCATGCCAGCGGAAGGCGAAAGTTGGAGTCGAGGATACAGCGAGGCGCTTTCCGATGTGTTGTCGATCCTGACGAAGCGCGGCTTTACCGAACACGCAGACCCGCACAGCGCCCGTTACGCTGCTGCCGAGGGCCTATGGGATCGTTTGCGTTCGCTGGCAGTGCAATATGACGGTCCCGGCCACGAGAAGCTCGTAAAGGCTCTCCGTGACTCTGCTAACCTGATGGCCGAGCCCGCCATCGACAAGACAACGTGGGCATACAAGGATGGTGTGCGCGCCTTCAATTCTGACGAGCCGCGAGATAGCAATCCGTGTGATCTGGAAAAGGAGGCCGCCCGCGCACGTCAGTGGTTCGCCGGCTTTGACGATGCAGAAGAGGGTTCGGGCCTTGACCCGCGCACTCCAGCCTATGGTGTGGGCCGTTGACCGCGCCAACCGATAACGCCGCACGGAGAAGGGTGATGGGAGAGCCAACCGAAACGCTGCGGGCGGCGCGCAACCGTCTAAGCGATTACGAGCAGATGATTGACGCCGCGACGACATGCATTCCCTGCAAGTTGTGTGGGGGCAAAGCTGTCATCTCCGATGCCGGCATTGGCGCGGGATATTACATCACCTGCGAGAACAGCCGCAAGTTCCGGCCACACACCGGCTGCATGATTGGGCAGGAACGGCTAGGCGGGTGGGCGTACAACGTCGCTGACTGGTGGAACCGCCTACATGCCCTCGCCGCCGCCATCCCCCCAGAGCAGGACGGGTATGCGGAAGGATACCGGCAGGCTGTGGTCGACGCAGCAGAAGAAGCCGATGCGAACGCTCATGCCGATTGCGAGGTCGCCGAAAGCATCGCCGCGATGATTCGGAAGCTTGTTCCCACCACCCCCACCGACCGTCATGCGGAAGGACGGATCGCGGGGCTGGAGGAAGCGGCGAAGATCGCGGACGAGCAGCATGATCGGTTTCATCCCGAAGCCGCGCTACACGGAAGGCGTGCCACATGCCGGTTGCTTGCCGAGCGATTCCGGTCAGCCGCTAAGGTGGCAACGTCATGAGCGAAGCACCGAGCGCCGAGGAAATCTCGGTCAGCGCCCGTGAACATCCTGACATCCACAGGGACACGCTGATCTACGCAATCGGGCTGGCTCGTGACCGTGGTGGTCAGACCATTCCGGTAAGCGGCTACGACATCACACGCGCCGAAGACGCGATGAGTGGATACGCCGACGAAAACGCCAAATTGCGCGCGAAGGTTGCTGAGCTTGAAGCCGCCATCCGCACCATCGCGAACGGAGGGACGGCAGCATGAGCGACATCGCGGAAGTAGAGCGGGTGGCGTTCATCGGCTGGATCGCTGACCGCTTCCAGGAGCGCCATGTCCCCCCGTTGGAGCGCGACGATGCTGTCGAGATGGCAGCCGGATGCCTTGAAGCCTTCGAGGACATGGACGGGTCTGCGTTCGGCGATCCTCAATACGATTGGAGCGAGGACGCGGCACACGACATGGCTGACGAGGAAATCCATGCGGGCTGGGAGAGCGCGACATGATGTGGATTGCACTTCTCTACATGCCGCACGCTATGATGAGCGTGCCCAACCTCACCGAGCGCGACTGTAGGCGCGTGCTGGCTGCGCACAAGTCCATGTGGGGCGGAGGCAACAACGGTCTCGATGTCAAGTGCATCCAAGTGCGCGCCCATGCCTCCCGTGTCGGTGACAGGAGGGGAGAAGATGGCGTATCACCCCACACGAAGCAGGCTGGAACAGGAGCAGGATGATGAACGAAGCAGGGAATGAGATGCGGGCGCCGGTGGCAGACTACAACGGGCATGTGCCGAACCGCTACGTCCCGCCGCTGCCGCAAGGCGCGTCGCTGTTCGCGGTGAACCCAGCGACCGGGGAATGGCACTACGTCAACCATGCCGGCACCTGGCAGGGTATGCCAAACCCGCTTGCCGCCACCCCCTCAATCGAATCCGAGATCGCGGTGCTTGAGCAAGGGAGGGTGGGGTGATGGACGCGAACTGCGAACACGAGTGGCAGGAACTCGAAAGCATGTTCTCCAATGAGAACCACACCGATGTTCGCTGCACCAAGTGCGGGATGCCGGGAGAGCGTGACGAGACGGACGGCTCGGTCTTTTGGCCGGCTACCTGACCCCGCCTAACCCCACCCCCGCTTTCGGCGATAGGAGATGAGATTGTGACGAAGGAAGCAAAGCCGACCAACGAGCAGATTATGGAGGTGGTCCGCCAGCGTCCACGCATCATGACCTACGTAGTCCGCAATATCCTCGCGTCGCATCCAGCAGGCCACGAGGCAAGGCGACCGGCATACAAGAATCTAGGCACGCCGTTCATCCGACGGCGCCTGTTCGCGCTCGAAAGGGCTGGGCGGGTTGAACGCGTATCGTCATCCTACGCGGTGCAGATTTGCTGGAAAGCTACACCCGCCCTCGCATCACAGGAGGCATGAGTATGTCGGACCTACACAAAGCGCCTTGGCTCCACATTACGAGCCAGTTTGCCGAACACGGTGAGGCGATCCTGACCGGCACGCGGGACGGACTGATCGCGCTACGGGATGCCGTCGATAAGGCGCTAGAAACGGGCGACGGCAAGGCAGCGGTCTACTCGACGGACGGCGAGGGCTATGCCGCGATCGTCCGACTGTCGAGCACCAAGGCTGGGCTGGGCGAGCCGGTCTATTTTGAGACGATCGCGCGGAACGCTTACCACACCGAGATCCGACTTCACGAGCACATCATCAAGGATCGCCGGCGCCGCACCCTGGCCACCCCTTGCGACCCCACCGCGGATGATAGAGGATAGGATGATGAAAGTCAGCGACGTTATATTCGGGATTGCTTTGGGCTTGGCTGCGGTTTTCGCGCTGTTTTTAGCGTATGTAGTCGGCCTGTCCGATGGCTATAGACCATGCGCGAAGGTCAATTGCGAACAGCGTGTCGCCGCCCCTCGTTAAACCCCCAACCTCTTCCTACCCTGCCGCGCCACCTCATCACCCGCAGCGCTAATCAAAGCACCCTTGGCCGCATCGAGCGTCAGGGGTGCTTTCGGGTTTGCGGCGATCTTGGCGACCGCTGGAATTAGGACCTTGCGGGCGACCGTGGAGAGGATCTTTCCGAATAGGCTCATGGCTGCGTCTCCGTGACTGCGATGGGATCTGCCGGCGTGCCGGATGGCGTTGGAGGATCGGACTTGGCTTTGCTGCCCGAGCTAGACCCGAGCCAGAAACCGAACGCCAGCACGGCAAACGACTTCCACGTGCCAACGGTGTCGCCGGTCATCGTAGCGTCTCGCAGGACCACCACGACGTAGATGCTGAACAGCGCGTATCCTGCAATCGCTGCTAGGCACATGCCTACGACGATGCGGAGGTTCGGGATTGATGCGGTGTTGATCACGACTGCGCCTCCATGGTCTCTAGGGTCTGACGGGTGAGCTGTGCCGAACCTAGCGACAGCATGCCAGTAGCACGCATCCCGTCGATATTGCCCCAGCCGTACAGCACTATCTGCCCGTCAATCTCCGCAACGGCGACCATGCTTTCGATATGCTCGATCTCGCCGCTGTCTATTTCGTCAGCCATGCGGCGGAACTGTGCGGCGATGTCGTTGGCGGATACCTCGCGGAGGGGAACGACGTTGATGCTCATGCCGGCAGCCCCTTATAAACCCGGGCCTCAGCAGTCCGCCGATTCACCAGCCCCTGCATCACCTTACCCGCGGCCTTGTTCCACACAGCGAACTGCGCGGCGGCACCGTCATAGTCGGCGGCGTTATGCTTCCTGAGCAGCGTGGAAGACCCAAGGTTGCCTAGGCCGATATTATAGGCCAGAGACACCAGCGCACCCTTCTGAGCCGCTGTAGTAGCCGCGCCACCGAGCAGCTTGTCCACGCCCCTGGCAAACTCAGCGACGTGGCTGGCGAGGCGCTGGTCAGCCTGCGGCTGCGTCCATTTCGTGCCCGGCGCGATCGCCGCGCCCTGACCGTCCGTCGTGGACCCCCAACCAATCGTGAAGGGCTTTCCGCCAGTCCCAGGATCTGGGTACGCAGTCAGCTTGCAACCCTCGAACTGCTTAATCAACGACAGCGCGAACGGAAGCCAGTCATTGCCACCCTCGACCCGCGGCACCCCCAGTTTATCGAGCATGGCGTCGATCGCTGCCACTTCGTCCATGTCGAACGTCTTGTCAGTGCGCGCTGCCCGGATCGCTTCGAAGATCTGTGTTCTCATGGCTTACCTCTCTGTGCTCTCCAAACTTCACCCTGCCGCACCATTTGCCGGTTGGCACGCGCATGCTTGTAATCCCGCCACGTACGGCCCGACAGGAACAGGATCACGCCGTACGTCAGCAGCGACACAGCCCACCCCTCAAACGGATTCTGGTTTTTGAACAGGATGACGGGAATGGTCAGGAACGAACCCGCACCCATCAACCCAAGCCCGAACCGTTCGGCGACGTTCGCCATCTCGCGGAACTGTGTCAGCTTGAACACCACGATGCCGACCAGCAGTAAGCGCCCGGTGACGTTCAGAAAGTCGAACACGGTCATGCCGGATCCTTTCCGCCGAAGATGGCGAGGCCTGCTTTCGCGCGCTGGATGGCGAACGGCATAAGAATATTCCAGCCCGTGCCACCGATATAAACGATGGCGTTCGTGGCCCTGATGTTATTTTCGTCGACACCCATCCATTGGGCGACTGATGGCATGAAAAACACTGCGAAACCAAAACCGGAAAAGAGCGTCAGTGCTATGTCAGCCCAACTCATCTCTTTATAGGTCATCTGAGCCAGGGCGGTGACAGCGCCGGCCAATGCGGACATGAACATCCAGATATGGCGCATATCGCTGTCATTGATCACCGCGCCACCTCCGAACGTCTAGCCAGCTCGCTGGCACTGCCGCCCATCCCACGAAGGCGACGGCAACAATCAAACACACGATCGGCACAGCCGCCACCTCCTACCACGAACAACGTCGCGAGCTGGACAATCAAAGCAGCGTCCAGAACGTCCTTGTATGCTACATATTCTAAATCGTTCGCCCATGCTACCGCTAGCATTGCAAGCATGATCAGGTATGGTGCCCACAATACGGGCGCCCACCATGTGTGCCGGCACACAACAATTACCGTAACGAGGCAAACAAGATCCATAACTGACCAGACATCTTCGTGATGGGCTGGAATACCTGCTGCTACCAAAAGGTGTGCAAAGGACGCCGGATTATATATCCACGGCATCGCGAACGTCAGCCAATTCACGCACACCAGCAACGCCGCCACGATAAGGCAGCTACGGTCCTGATAAGAGCATGCCGCGACCAATAAGGCCGCGGCACACAATACGCCGAAGATAATCAACGGCGCCAACGATCAGTCCTCCGGGGTCTCGGGCGGCGGAGGATTCGTGTGGCCACCACCACCGCTGTCGCTCTGGGTCGAAACCCCGCCGTCATGTTCCTTGCAGAACCGCGTATACGCCTCGTTGGTCATATACCCCGCTTCACACAGCGCGCGCGCCGTGTCGCGGTCGAGATGGGCCTTCTTCATGTTCGTCTCCTGTTGGGCTTGTGCCACGATCTGTTGTAGCTGAACCGCCGCCGCATGCAACTTCGTGATCATCTGCGCCTGTACGATAATCGTCGATTCAATTTCGTTGAACATATCTCGCCTCACTTCCAAGCCGGCACCCAAAAAGGAACGCCCGTCGAATCAAGAAAACGCACCCAGCTATTTTGGGCAGCAGTCGTCGGACCCGCACCGCCGGTCGATGCCAGCGTTACCGGGGTCGTCGTGCCGCTGGTGACCAGGGGTTTGCGGATTTGGATTTCCGCTGCGGCTCCGACACCGCCAACCGCCAGAACGCCGTTCAACCCGTTGTCGACGGTGGGGGTGACGACGCCGCCTGCACCTATACGAGCAACCGGCGTATCAAGGCCCCCAACACCGACCGTCAGCGTATTCGCCGTCATTGCCCCGGAGATAACGTTCTCGGTGGTGAAAACTCCGGTCGCAGTCAGTTGCGTGATCACGGCTGAGTTGGTCGAGTTCACAAGCTGGAAAATGTTGCCGGTAGGCGCCGTGTCGGTGAAGCGCTGGAAGTGCAAACCAACGGTGCCGTTCGCAAACTGCCTGATACCCACACCGGCCCGCTGGCCTTCAGGTGCGTTGCCGATACGAAGGCCATACCCCGTGAAAATATAGCTGCTGAGATCGATACCGTTCAGGCACTGCGCTACACCCTGCGTGCGCATCAACGAGCTGTCAGCCCCCATGGGGGATTGCCCGTTAGCCTCGGAGAACAGGATGCCGTCCTTGAACGACACACCGCCAGCCTGCCGGGACATCGAGATCATCGCGTCATAGTCAGTCCCGCGCACGGCATCGGTTGCAAACCCCGTAAGCTGGATCAGCGACTTGTAATGAACCGATGCGCCCTCAACAACCTCGGTGTTGAACTCCGCGCCGGTGACGTTGTGATAAAAGGTGGCATTTGCGCCAAGGCGCCCCACACCATTGATGCCAAACATGCCGCCGCGCGAGGCTTCTGCCGTGCCGTTATCATGACTCTGTGCAAAGCCAGTGAACGCGCCGCCGACGTAGTTCTGGTCCGGGTTGGACAAGGGCGTCGGCGCAATCTGCACGCAGAACGTTTCGATCGCGTGACGACCGCCTTTGGTTAAAGAGCCCCCAAAGCTGTGGACGATCTGTAGAGCATCCGATTTACCGGCGCCATCTGCCGTAGCATCTCGATTATCCTCAAAGACCATCAGGCGAGAGCTGAACCCCTGGCCGCCGTTACCTCCCGGCACATTCGTCTGAATCGTAGTCCCAATACCCTCGCCGGGGAGTCCTTGGGGGCCCCGGCCGAACGCACTGGTAGACTTGACCCATCGTCCCGCCTGCAGCGTCGTAACGCCGTCTGGTTTTAGAACGGTTGTGCCATCGTCAGCAGCAAAAGAACCGGAGTCGTATTTAAACATTCCTTCCAATGCCACCACAAGGGCCAAAACACTGGAGTTAAGAACGCCGACTGGTACCCGCCGCAACTCCGGCGCAGTATCGACCTGCGCCAGGTTGCCGGGAAATTCGATGTTGACGATGCTCATTTGCTTCCCCTCGGGTATTCTGATACCATAACCACAATGCGGTCTTTCATCAAATGGTCAGTTGGCCTGTTCTTCATGTACTGGCTACTGCCGGCGTTTTTGTTTCTTATCTTCCGCCGCAGCACGGGTTGGTAGCGTCTCCTGCAACGCGCGCTGGATCGGAAGAATGTCGTTTGCGATAGCCGGTTCACGCGCGGCAATGCCAGATAGGCGACGTGCTGCCGTGGCGAGACCTTCAGGACCTGCAGCGGGTCGTGCCAGCCACCGAGCGAAACGCGGCGATGCAAGCAGGCGACCGGTGATCATCTGCCCTACAGCGCCCGCAATGGCAGCCTGTGGAGACAACGAACCGATACCGATAAGCGCACCGACGTTGGTTGCAGCGGCGCCCGCGGTGTTTGATCGGTTGGCGTAGCCTGCAGCCTGCTTGGTGCCCTCGGTGATGCGCGCCAGATCGTTCAATGCATCCCTTGCCTCACCACGAAACAGCACATCCTTCGCGCGCGGCGTCATTTGGTTCCACTGCGTCAGGAATGCCGCCGGAGAGAATGCCGTGCCCTCTGCATTCTGTGCGCCGTTGGTTGCTCGCCCGAGCTGGCTGATAACAGTTGCCCGAACGCTCGCCTGGTCTTCCGCCGGCAAGGTGTCCATGAACCGACGTAGCCGCGCGGAATCACTACGGCTTGCATTCTGCAGGTTCTGATACACGCGCTCGGGTGCGAACGCCTTTTCGTTGCGCCCGCCGATGATGGGCTTGATCACCTCGTCTATCGTTTCGACGCGTTCACGGTGGGCGCGGTCAGCGGCAAGGAAGCGAGCGCGGGCTTCCGGCTGCAACCCGGCGGCGATGTCTTCCGAGATGGCGTCCAGAACCTGCCCTGCACGCCGCTGGAAATCAGTGCCACGAAGCTGGTCGGTTTGTGCGATCCCACGAACGTTGGTGCGAAGGCGGCGCAATGCATCGATCGACAGCCCGCCAGGCGCCTGTAGATCCTCGCCAAGGCTTTGCAAGGCGGCTGTTACAGGAGCGCTGGTGTTAGGCGTCTCTGCCAATTCCCGCAGGTTGGTCTGCACCGCGGCGATAGCGCGCTCAGGCACAGGGCGAGCGTCACCAGCCGCCGAACGTGCCGCATCGTACAGCCCGCCAACCTGTTCGCGCGATTGGCGGATATACGTCCCCGCGCCACGCTGCGCCGTCTCGCCGGCCGCAACCGGCTGCTCTATCGCGCCTACTCCAGCCGCCACACGATCCCGCGCGGCGCCGATCTGGTCGGAAACACGCTGACCACCGCGGATAATCGGCCCCGACGACAGCGGCGCCTGCGCAGCGCCTGCCGTGAAGCGACGGGTCATAGGCCCACCTACGTCAGCAGGCAGCGGGTCCACACCCTGGCGCCCTGCGGCCTCCATAAGCTGTTGTCCCGGGCCCGGAGGCGGCGGAGTACCACCGCCACGTGCGCCAAGCCATTCCGCAGCGCGTCCCCCGGCGTAACCAAGGGCGCCACCTGCTACAGCGCTAGCACCTGCCGAAGCAAGGCGAGAAGTGGTATCACCATAGCTATCGTTATAGCCGTAAAGCGCTCCGATACCTGCGCCGTTGAAGGCAAGGTTGGCGGCGCTGGTTCCGCCGATAAGCGGCACGGCGAGACCACCGAGAACCTGTCCCCCAAGCCGAGCAGCAGCGTTGTTTTCCTGGTCATATAGGTCATAGCCCCTGCGGCGGTTGAGGTTTTCGTTATAGGTGCCATCTCCGCCGATCGTGTCGACGGCAGCACCGATACGGTTGACGAGGCCCAGCGAGCCCGCATTGGCGGCGCCGCGAACGATCGCGCCGGCCGTACCGTCGCCGGGGTCCACCGGCTTTGCCTCGATGCCGCTATAGTCCACGCCATAGCCGGTACCACCCGCAGCGTAATACTCAGCCAGCTTGGTCGCGTTCTCCTGAGACAGCTCGCCAGCCCCGTATAGCGCGTAACGCTGGCGGATTGCTTCGGGCGTAGGCCGCGTCAGCAGGAACGCCTTGTAGTCGGCGTCCTGTGCTGGGTTGAGGCGGTTAACGCCAGCCTGCGTCGGGGCAAGTTGGTCGTTGAACGTGGCAGCCCCTTCAGGCCCCCGGATAGCGTTGACCTTAGCCGCACCAGTGCCAGCGCCGATGCCAAAACTTTCGATAACGCGCTGGCGAGCCTGACGCTTCTGCGAGATCACATCAGGGCTGTCGCCAGGCTGCGGAAAGAAGATGGCATCCTGCTTGTCGAACTCCGCAGGCGAGATGGCCGCGCCCGATTCGTAGCGAAGGCTGGCCGCGATGAAGTCACGCTTGGACTGTTCTGCCTTCTGGCGCTCCGGGCTGGTAAAGGTGTTGACGATGCCGGTAGGCAAGATGTCTGCAGCAGCCTGCCCGATAACACCACGCGGTTCGGTTGCGACGCCGCTGCTTTCGAAGTCGCGATTGGCGCCAAGCGCGCGGTTATAGAATGCTGTGGTCTTGGCTTCTGTTTCCGTCAGGCGTGCGTCAGTCGTCAGCTTACGCGCATCTAACGCAGCCTGCCGTTCGGCAGCCGCAGCCGCCCGGTCATTGGCCTCCGCAGCACGTGCCGCCGCATCAGCAGCGCGCGAGTCCGAATTGACCGAAAGCTGGAAGCGAGCCTGCTCCATCGGATCCACAGGCTTGGGACCACCGTAGATGCGCGCGGGTGCCTGCTGTTGCACAGGCTGCTGGCCTTGCGCCTGAGCCGGGATCAAATCTGCGAAAGGATTGTCTTGCGGCGTCATTTACTGCCCCTGCGTCCGTAATATGGCACCTTGCCGTAGCCAGGTAGCGTAACGTGTACGTGATCGCCCTCGTCCAGATATCGCGCCTTGTCGCCGAAATACCCCCGTAGAGCCGCAACCGAAGTGCCCGCGTAGTCGACACCATCGCCGGTGAGGTGATGCGAAGTCGGCACGCCACCGACCGCACGATTCCCGGCAACGGTGCGGCGACCGCTTGTCAAAGTACCCGGAGCCCGCAGCGGATCACGGAAACGTCGCGCCCCCTTGCGAGGGCGCCCCTCCCTGCATCTGTTGCAGTCGCGCCATCACAGCCGCGGGATCCGCACCAGCCGCGATAGCTGCCTGCGCCTTGGCCATTAGGTCGCTCGACGTAGCGACTCCTTGCTGTGGCGCCATCTGCTCGACAGGCGGGGTGGTCTGCGCGCCACCAAGCGGAATGCCCCGCGAGTCGAACCCCTGCAGATATCCACCAGGCGGGATGACCTTGTAGTCTACCGACTGCTGGTCAAGAAATTCCTTGGCCTTGCCAGCCTGAGCAATGATCGCTGCGCGCGTTTCCGGGGAATACTTGCCGATGAAACGCGCCGCCTCCGGATGGCCTTGCTGCACGTACTGCGTGGCGTAGGCGTCCCACTTCTCCGGCGTGTCAGCCAGAAGCGCCAACTGCCCAAGCTCGTCGATCTGCTGCATGGCCTGCTTGTGGCCTACCTCGGAAGCCGTGGCGGCAAAGCGCGCATAGTCGAAATCACCGCCTGCAGCAGCCGTCTGAGCCGCGCCCTGAGCGTCGCCGACCGCCAGTCGCTGCGACGCCTGCTGGCGAGCCGCCATGGCCTGTTGCTGTGCCTGTGCCTCGCGCTCCCGCTGCTGCTGAGCCAACGCCATCTGCTGACGCTGCAAACCCTGCTGCTGAGCCTGCCCGAACGACTGCAACGCCTCCATCGCATTGAATCCGCGACCCTGCAGGGACCAATCGACGGCCATCAGCCCATATACCCGTTGCTGGCAAGGAAGTTCATGTTGCTGCCCTGCTGCCCGTAGGCCGGCTGGCGAAGCATGCTGCCGTAGCTCGACTGCATCCCGCTACCAGCGACCGCACCGCCAATGTTGGCCAGGTTCTGCAGCGCTCCCGTCCATGCTGCGCCACCGGCAAGAGAGGCATTCGATGCCGCATCCGCAGCCTGCCCGGTCGACTGGTTGATGTTGTTCACGGTGTTCGTTGCCGCACCCGCGACCTGCCCAATGGCGTTCTGCCCCTGATTGGACAGGCCCTGAAGCCCGTTCATCCAAGTGCCGGACGACTGGTCTGCAATCGCCATACCCTTGGCCTGTAGCGCCTTCAAGGTTGCCCCAGAGGCCCCCAGCCCACGCGCGTAAGCGTTGGAGTTAACAGCGCCTAACCCGGTGTTGAGCAGATCCTGATAGCCCGTCGAACCGCGATAGGTCTGCAGCGCCTGTTGCGCCGCGTCACCGCCGGACAGGCCAAGGAAGTTCCCCTGCAAGGAACCAGCCAGATTGCCACGGTCGATCGCCGGCTGGTTAAGCCCGGTGATGTATTCCTGGTTAGCCTGCAACCTTGCCTGTTCCGACTGCGCCTGTGCCGCCTGCTTCTTCGCGGCGTTCTTCGCAGCGCTCGACTGGATGGCTGCGCCCCCGATCGCGGCTGCGCCGGCAACGCCTGCTGCAATAACTACGGGAGGCATCTACAGCTCCACTTCATAATAAACCACATCACCCACGATAGGGTGATGACCGGTACCCTGATACCTTAGACCCATCAATTTGACAAACGAAACCGCAGCTGGGTTATACACCGAAGGCTGGCCCCATACTCGTTTGGCACCACGCCTCTTCATCTCTGCCAACATCTCGCGACTCGAGCGCATCATCTGTCGTCCGCGCGCGGCTTTCGTCGCCATTACATGGCATTCGTACACGCCAGGCGATGTCCACTGGAATATCGCGGCAAACCCGCCGTCGATGAACGATGTGACGAGCGGGCTGTCCAGCGTATCCTCATAGTCCATAGCGCATTGCGGGTGGATCGCACCCAGCAACAGCATATCATAGACGTCGGGATGGTTCGCGATGGCGTTCACCTCTCCGGCGGTTGCTTCACGAATCATACCTCTGGCTCTACCGCAAACTTGTTGATGACATAGCCGGGTGGGCGAGGCCCGCCCCCACCTTCGGCCGTGCCTGTCGGAGGAATAAGGATCGCCTCTACCACATGCCTATCCCCGGTCTGAATCGGCTGCGTGGTCGATACCTGGAACGTAACAGATCCGCCCGCCCGCGTGGGGTCGTCGTAGTAGATGTAATCCACGTCGTCTGGCGCGGTCGCCGCGATCGTGCCGCCAGACACCGCGACGGACGTGCCATCCGAATATCTGCGCGTGTGTGCGGCTATCGTGATGGTGTCCGGCGTGGCTGTCAGAACACTGTTGGGATCGATGTAGCTGCTCTGCAGGGCTGCTTCGCGGGCGTTCGCCGCCGCGTTGCTGGCGGCGCCTGCTGCAGCGGCATTAGCGGCCTCAGCGGCAGCAGATGCAGCATCGGCCGCAGCCTGTGCCGCCGCGGTCGCGTCGCCCAGATCTTCGATCGCCTGCTGGATGATCGGCAAGATAAGGATCTGGTTGAGCGCGTACCCGATCTGGCCAAGCACACCGTTCATCGTCCGCAGGAACTCGTTAGTTGCCTTGCGCTCTGTGTCCACGATCGGCTGTGCTTGCGTCAGCGTCGGGATGCGGATTGGTGCTATCGCCATGCCTGGTTCGCTCCCGCACCAGCAAGGCGGATGCGCTCAGGCGCAACGCAAGAGATTTCCACGGACCGATAAGGCTGCTCAGGGCGCCCCAACCGATACAGCGAAGCCACGTCGAAAGGTGCGCGGACTTCAAGCACGTCGTAATAGTCGGGATAGCCGGCCTGCCCATCTGCCCAGCGGATGCGGATTTGCGTGTCACCGGATGCGCCAACGCCGACCGAAATGTTGTCGTTGCGCTGGGGCTTGCCGAACAATGCGACAGTGCCGGTAATGACCCGCTCTATCAGCAAGCCGTCATCGTCGCCACGAGCTGGCGTAAGCGTCCAAGTCTTTCCTGACTGTGAATCGCCGCAAACGATAGTACCGCGCCGGTCATACCCGACGCGAGCGGCCCATGTGTCGCGACCGAACGTAGCGAACTCGGACCATGCTTGGGTCGATGCGTCGTAGGCAAAAGACCCCTGTCCCGGGATGTTGAGGATGTAGAACTCGTGACCGTCGAGACCGAATACCCAGGCGGATAGATCACCCCCTCTCAACCGTATGCGTTCAGCGATACCGTTGTCGCTGACGACTTGCGGAACTGCGCCACCGCGGCAGACCTGACCATCATCAGATACCCACATGACGGAATTGTCAAACCGAATTACGCTATCCCGTGCCAGGCACCCGCGTTCGTAGATGCGTCCGGTGACGCGCTGGAACGGTGCATCGACATCGCCAGTCGACTGCCACGGCTCGATACCGTCTTCCGAGAAGATCCAGAACTCGTCGCCGACACGACAAACAGCTACAGCCTTGTCGGGCGAGGATTCTGCCGTTGCAAAGTTGAGCGGATCTACAGTGGTTTCGCCGGGCACCATCCAGTAGAACTTGCCGGTGCGGGTGAGCAGCAGCACATACTGGTTGATCTGCTCGATGTCGATCACCTCGCCGGCATCGTCGGGAAGCGCCAGAACCGTAGTCTCAGCAGAAGTGTAGAGATAGACCGTGCTTCCCCCCAGAATAGCATAGACGAACGTCGTACCTACCATCGGAGTGATTCCGGTGCCGGCGATCGTTGCCTTTGCGGTCAGACCCGAGAACAGTTCCGTACCCGAAACGGTTAGCTCTTCGTCGGTCGAGACAGCATAATCCATGCCTCGGATGGGGCCAGTGCCAAGAGTCCGCAACGGCGCCATGCCCGGCCGCTGTATACGCAACGTGCTATCGGGCGAGATGCCGCTTTCGTCCTTCTCGACGTAAAAATTACGCAGCTGCACCTCAGGCACGAAACCGTCAGCGCGCTGGTAACTCTTAAGCCCTAAAGGTACGATCGGCATTATCAGGAAACCTCATACACGCCGGACAGGTTCAATAGCGCCCCGGTGTTGCCCGGGTAGCTGTTGTCGTAGTTGCCGATCACACAGGTGGTTGACGAGCTGTTGATGGAACCCTGCAGCATCTTACCGGCAATTGCGCCCTCGCGTCCAGCCAAAACCCACTGAGCAAACGACACCGCAGCGGACGTAAAGGGGAGCGTTACATCAACCGAACCAGCCGCCGTACCGTTAGCCCCGATCTGCACGGTGATCTGTATAAATACAGTCTTACCGATCTGCTTGTAACGGCCGAATGCTGTTACAGTCGTGAACGTGCCAGACGCAGCCGTCACAGTTGGCGTGTATGTTGTCCAGGCGGTAGTACTTATACCATCTAGCTTGGTCTTATCAGCCGCCGACATCGAACCCGCCGCGCTCGTAGTCGCTGCGTTGATAGTGAGGGTTCGATTGCTAGTAAGCGTTCCGCCGCCCGCCAGAGGGGCCGTCGTGGAGACCGCCCGCGTCTCTGGCACACGAGCGGTAGAGTCCACGGCGTTGACGGTGATATTGGATGTACCGTTGAACGATACGCCATTGATTGTGCGCGCCGTCTGCAGAGCTGTCGCTGTGCCACTGTTGCCGGTAATGTCGGTCTGATCGCCGGTATTGGTCCCGCTGGAGGTGCCAGAGAACGTACCCGACTGCGTTGCGAGTGTGCCCAGCCCCAGGTTGGTCCGAGCCGTAGCAGCGTTTGCCAGATCGGACAGGTTGGCAGCCTTCGTCGCCTTGCCACTTAGCGCAGTGTTCAGGTCCGTCTGATCAGAAAGGGCACCAGTGATGGCGCCCCATACGTCAACCCCCGCCGGCCCTTGTGGGCCTTGAGGCCCCTGTGGACCGGTCTCACCGGTCCCGACAACCAGTCCCGCGTCGACAGTTGTGCCGTCCGTGTAGACGATTACGAGATGCCCGGCCTCGTTGACCTGTGCGGTATCGATGCCACGGCTGTCCACCTCGACAGTGATGTTGGAACCACCGCGGGTGATTTGCGTGGTCACGGTTCAAGAGCAATCATGTGAAGCGTAGCAGCGACAGGCGTTGGGTTGATCGACAGCGCGCCTGTCAGCAGCGCCAGAAGCCCGGCCGACACGCGGTTGATCTGGAACACGCACCCGGTATTGGTCGGCGCCCCCATTACCTGCACGTTAAACAGATCGGTATTGCCGTTAGCAACCTGAACGATGCAGCTTACGACAGGTGTAACTCCGCTCGGGAAAGGCAGCGCATTGCCATCCTTGTCCGAGAACGTCCATGCATAGGTGGACGCTGCAGAACCCATCGTGATGATGCGCTTGCGAACGCGGCTGGCGTGGGTATGGTTCGCCAAGGCGTATTTAGCGTCCGTGCCAAGCGCACCGGAATCGCTCACACCGGGCGGCTGCGTGGTGGCAGGCTGCGGCATAGCCGCGGCAACCGCGTCAAGCTGCGCCTGCGTCGTGCCGGGGTTGTAGAGACCGTCAGGCATCAGGAGTACCGATTAACGGTGTACGGCTGCGTCGCCGCCGTCGACAGCAACGTCAGCGTACCAGCCGTGCGATCGGTTGAAAACGTGCCGCCAGGCGCGATCGGGAATGAGCCAGCCCCGTTGACAGCAGGAGTGCCCCACGATGCCCACAGGGTGGCAGCAGACGGGTTCAGGACCTCTTGACGCGCCGTGTTGACGAACGGGATGGCGGCAGTGCCACCGCTTGTTGCGATGGTGCCAGATAGAGCGCTGGAAACTGCGTTCGCCGGCGCCACACCCAAGGTGACGGGGTTTAAATCATCATCAGCCAGCCAGACTGGCATGGCGCTGGAAGAACGAACACGCGAACCCGGCATTACATGTACACTCCATAAGACTCTTCACGCCGCATACCAAAACGCGACGTCAGCGCGATCTTGTAACGCGATGCAGCGGCAACGGTCTGCGCGGCGACATCGGAACCGAACTGGTCTGAAACCTCGATTGCCAGACACGCAGCAAGGCCCTGCTGGTCTGCTACAGACCGCGGCGCTTCATCGTCCAACTGCAACAGCTCTACGCATTGCCAGCGCTTGATATGGCCATCGTAGACCCATGTGACCGTCTGTCCACCTTCAATGTCGGTGATCACCACTGCAGAACCATCGCGCGGCGGGACTGCGTAACCGACAGGCTGCGACGGTTCGACCGTAATATTGGTCTGGTTATCGACCGTGGAGACGATTACATTCGTGCCGTAGTATCGAACCGGCTCGTTACCGTAATCATCGTGCCATGCGTGCGACACCAGCTCGGGAAGGGTTACTGTCAGCGTTTCGGCAGACTCCCGCAGGATCCGCTCGTTGCCCGCTGTCATGTACGTCGTGCCAGTCGGCACTACATCGCGCAAACGCCCGAACGCTCCGGATGACACCCATGCGGTGTACATCGACCGGAGCGCATCGAGCGTGTCGTTGATATCGGCTGGCCGCGCGTCCCGCCCACCACCAAGCACACCAAGCTTGCGGAGAGCGAGATTGCAGACGGAACGCGCGGTTGCCATTACTTCGTCGCGTCCGCGAGCTTGCCGCGAAGCGTTTCGAGCGAAGGGTTACCCTGCACCGAAATGCCGAGAGCCCGCAGACGATCCTTGATGGCGCCCTTTTCGGTGCCTTCCTCTACATCCACAGGTGCCGGCTCGACAGCGTCAACCGGCTTGGCGTCCTTCTCGGACGAGAACATGGGGTTTTTGGACAGGCGCTCGAAAACGTCCTTATCCTTGACCGCCACGGCCTCGCCCTTGACGAACGTCATGCCATGCGTGGTGACGTCGGTTGCGGTGGGGTCGCTATCCCCCAGCCAGGTGAGGGTGCCACCCATTATGCCGGCTCCTCGATGTAGCCCTCAAGCACGACGATGATACGCCCCGTCGTGCCCGAAGCAGCGCCGCCCCAGGTCATGTTGACCGTGGTGTACTGCCCCTTGCCACCCGGCGTGTTCGGCGACGAGATGAAGTCACGCCCCGTTTCCGCCAGCGCCTGGTTGGTGCCAGCTGCCGCAGCCGATGCCGATGCGAAGAACCGCGCCGGATCCGCTGCAGCGCCGCCAACGCCAGCGTCGCCGATCGTATACGTCGACGATGCAGCCGCTGCCGTCTCCACCTTAACGAAACCGCGCATCACGCGGAACTTGGGGTGCAGCTTGAACAGCTGGATCACGTCGCCGATTGCGACCGACTGCGCGTTGCCGCCGCTGAGGACCGAGAAGTCCACGACGGCGCGCTCGACCTTAACCGAGCGCCCGCCGATACCCGGCCCCGAAACTGGGAACCGGGGAACTGCCATCTGAAGGCTCTGATACGTTGCCATCTGCTATACTCCCTTACGAGCCGATCGGGGTGGACGCGGTGAACACCTCGACCAAGCCGTAGTTGGTGCCCAGGAACGAGGTTTTCTTCTGACCACGAAGTTCCTCGATTGCGACGCCCGGGCGGAACCCATAGTCACGATCGCGGTCCGTCTTCGGCGTGGGATCCTGGCCCCATGCGATAGCCAGCGCACCAGCGCCGCACAGGAACGAGCGGCTGACGTTGGCGCCCGCTGCGCCGACACCGACCAGCGGGTTCAGCTCGGGGATCTCGCGCAGGATGACACCGTTGTAAATGCGGTCGCCGCCCTGGAACACCGGGTTGCTGTCCACACCACGCTCGCGCGCGTCACGGTCTGCCTGTGCGATGATCGGATCACGGCTTGCCTGCGAGAATGCAAACGAGTCCATGAACATGACGAACCACTCGCGGCCAGCCGTTGCGTCCGACTGGTACGGGTTGATCGCCATGCCGGCAGCGTTGTTGGTCGTGCGCTTGGCCAGCGACTTGGCGATGTCGATAACCTGAGCCGACATCTTGTCAGCCGTGGTGTCGACGTTGCCGAGCGACGTTGCCCAGTTGTTCGAGACGCCGTTGGCCAGATCGCTGCCGAACAGCATGCGGTCGGCGTTGTTGGTGAGGTAAGTGTTGCGCTGTGCAGCCGTCGAGGTGCCGTACAGGACAGCCGTATCGCCAAGCGGCGAGCCGTCTGCGTCCACGACGCCCGGGATGATGATCGACTGGAACGCGTTGATGATGCTGTCGCGCATCTTCACCTTGGACCACGTAACCAGACGCTCGCGCGCCGCGTTCAGGAGGTCGATCTCGGTGCGGAAGCTGGTCGACTTCGGCACGACGACACCATTACGGAGCCAGTTGATACGCACCTGGTCGCCGTAGTTCTCCATTTCCTCTTCGTTGCCTTCGAGGATTTCGGAGCCCTCGACACCGCGCCCGCGCAGTTCGAGAATGAGAGGAATGTTGATCACCGAGCCGGCGCTGGTCTGCAGCTCCGAACGAATGCGGATTATCGACGACGCCGAACGGCCCATGTAGGGCGCGTAACCGGATGCACGAGTGTAGGACTTCAGGTAGTCAGTGACCCAAACCGCCTTCTCGCTGATGCTTGCAAGTTGAACTTCTGCCATGTGGCCCTCTTAGTTGAAGAGAGCGTCGACCCCTGAGAGTGCGCCGGTAGCAGTGTGGCGAAGGTCGCTAGGTGCGGACCCCTGAGACGCCAGACTCCGCGGCACCTTCACAGGCGGGGACGCCTGCTGTGGAATGACCGCTTGCGCGGCCGGTGCGGGAGCGCTCTGGCTTCGTTTCGCAATTTCCCGTTCGATCAACTCGTCAAGCGAAGTGACATCCGTGGGCAACTGCGAGATAAGGCCATCGCGCTTGTGCTGCTGGACGACCCATTCGAACGGCATTGCCTGCATCGGCATCTCAGCTTCGAGCTTGGCGCGGAAACCGGGATCGGTCTGCGCCTTTTCGAGTGCCCAAGTACGAGCCGCTTCGACATTATCCTTACCGTGTTTGTCCACGGCCCAGTAATGACTTAGCTCCATCTTCTGCTTTTGAAGAGCTTCGGATAGCTGGCCCTGCAGATACGCGGTATTGCCTTCGGGGTCATCGTAGGGGTCTGGGATGGAATGCGGCTGACGGGACCGTTCAAGTTCTGCAAGACGCTCTTCCGCGGCAATCCGCTTAGCGCGCTCTTCCTTCTTCTGGTCTCGCTCGTCCATCATCGCTGCGATCGGGACGTATCCGTTACGCGGCTCTTCTGGTGCCGTCTGGACCTCGGGTGTGACCGGCTCGGGCGTTACTGCCTCTGCTACGGGTTCCGGTACTGGATCGGCTACGATGTCCGGTGCAGGCTCTTGAGCCTCTAGTGGAACCGCAAAGATATCGTCCAGTTCGTCCGCCATTATGACTCCTACTCGGTCGTCTCGTGACCGACATACGCAGCGCCCGTTACAGCGGCGGCCTGTGCAGTGTTACGGTCTGCCAACCTATCGCCCGTTATCCCCGGCGGCGGAAGCTGTGTCTGTGGTGGACTAGCAGGTACCTAAATACCCGACAAGGCTGTTGACTGCAAGCATGCAATTTGCCATCAAACAGGCTCGGTTGGGCAGGGTGTCCAGAGAGTGCAGCGCAGTTCGATTCTGCAACCCCAAGGTTCGATACCAGAAGGGGCTGGTGCAAAACTCTCCTAGGCCTTTTACATCCCCGGCATCATCTGCGGCTGCTCGGCCTGCATCCCCTGCATCGGCTCATTATCCGCCAGCGCCAGCAACGGGTTCAACCCAACCGACGCGAACAGCTGAACTTGTGCGTTGTCAGCATCCACAGCCGTCTTGTGCGCCGATGCCAGCAGACCGGCGGTCTTAGCCGACTGCTCTTCAAGGTCAGCCTGCTTCTGCGCCTGCTCAGCCTGCGCGGTCGCCTGTTGTGCGCTTGACACCTCCTGCTTGATCGCCTCGATACGCTCCAGCAACCGCGTCTTGTCGGGCAGCGGAGCCAGCTCCAGCATGATCTGGAACACAGGGGAGAACGGATCCACGCCCGAACGCACCAGCTCCATGACGGACTCGTACACCTCCTGCTCCAGCGCCACCGTGTCGGGCGTTGCGGAGATGATGATATCCATGTCCATCGTGGCGATGCGCTTCTCGACGTCGACCTGACCCATGGCCTGGACCTGCTGCATCATCGGCTGGCCTGTCATCGGATCGACTGCCGGCTGTCCCGTCGCTGGATCAACCACAGGCTGCTCCTGCATCACCATGCCCATGACCGGCTCGTTGATCTGCAGGAACTCAGGGGCGCGCGGGTTATCGGTGACGCGGATGAACATCGGAGCAGTCCAGAACTGCTGCGCGCAGAACCACATTTGCTGATAGATGCGCTCTTCGAAGTCCTCGAATCGCCCGAACCCGCGTCCGAACTGCGTCAGACCTGCCTGCTGTGCCACCTGACGCGCGCGCCCGGATGCCGCGGTACCTTCGCTTAGATCCTGCGCCAACGCCACCGGCACCATACGCCCAAGGCTGTCCTTAGCCTCCTGCAGCATCGCCAGGTTACCCGACGCCATGTCGTTGGTCGGCACCTTCTGCCAACCGCCGGGAATAACGCCGTCAGCTCGCGCTGCTTCCTTGCGCGCAATGTCCGCATCGACAGGCGGCGCCATCGGATCGGTCTGCTGGATCTGCATGTTGTTGACGAGGTGCAGGCCACGCGAACGACGCGCATTAACCTCGTCCTGCATCGACCGCATGTTACGGATTGGACCGTAGCGGTTGTTCTCGCGATCGACCTTGAACGACTGCGCCTCGATCGGGCAGCGCGTCTCGCCAGTGATCATGTTCTTGTAAGGTGATGCGCCATACTCCAGCCAGCCGGCCGCGCAGAACACACAGCGCATCCAGCCTACCTTGGCGTGGCGGTAGTAGATCTCCACCACCATCGCGCGGTTGCGGCGCCGGTCTACCCAGCGCAGCGAGTCGTTCGGGCGGTCATCCCATGTGTTATCAACCGCCGTTCCTTCAGCAACCGACGTGATGTCGCCACCCAACGCCTGATAGCGATCGCCATACAGAAGCTGCACCTCGTCCGCGTACATCCACTTGGCAATGCCCAGGAACTTCGCGTCCGAGAAGTCGGCCTTACGGCTCTTGGGATCGTAGAAAAACGTCTCCCACCGTATCTGTTCAAGCTTGATGTCGCGCCCGTCAAACTCGACGATGGCAGCGGCGATGCCCTGCTTGAGGTAGTCCTCTGCACAGTCCATCTTCTTGACGGACCATTTGGTGGTGTCGGCGATGTACCGCAGCGTCTTGGTTGCGACCTCTGACGACTTCTGGTCCTCAGGGTTGCGCGGGAAGGCACGGGGATCGGTCTTGCCCGCCTCAAGCACGCCCAGGATACCGTCGATCGCGGGCGCAATGCGGTTGTCGATCACCAGCGGCTGACCGCGGGCCTTCAGAGTGGCGCGCACCTCCGGGCTAGCCTGCCCGGGACCGTCGTAATAGTCGCAGTCCTTCTGCTGCTCGGTACGCGCGGGGTCGGTGTTGTCGCGGGACTCGTCGAACATGCGACGAAGCTGCTCCACGTTCGGAGGCGGCAACTCTTCGTCGGCAACATCCCCCGGCGGCACTACGGCGTGCCCATCGTCTCCCGGCATCTGTCCGTGCGGTACCACGGCATGGGGCAACCGCATCGGTGCTTCAGCGCCGTTCATCATTGATCAATCATCCCCACGGCGATACACCTTCCGGTTGCTTGGCGCGTGTATACCGGTCTTTGGGGTTCAAAGCTAGTTCTGGCTTGCGAGCAATCGTCAAGCGACAATTTAGCGCTGCCTCGCCGAAAGCGTCTGCCCCGTGACTGTTGCTGTCATGCAGTGGACCTGAGAATGTTTCCATGGATTTGTTGAACCGCCGTGAGTATCCGCGCAGGCGTTTGATACCGACGTTCGTGGTGGCTTTGTTGAAGTAGCACATGGGCAGCAGCGCGCGGCTGGCGTTGATGCGCTCTGGTGGTCCGTTGGCCACGCCGATATTGATCGGCTTTACCCCGAACTCCTGAAGCGTCGTGATGCGCGATCGACCAGCGCCCCACTCGCGCACCCGAACGTCATGGGGCAGGTAATGCCGGCCATAGCGATAGACCAACGTGCGGTCCGACATGCGCTGATCCGGTGGCACAAGCTCAGGCAACGCCTGCTGTACGATCGACTCCACGCCTTCGCCGCTGGCCTCGTAGTAGTCGATGAAACGCACCTGCTTACCGTTTTCCTGAAAGAACCATATCGCGGTGTAGTCGTCCACCCCGATGTCCCAAGCCGTGTTGACCGGGAGCGTCGGGTCATAGGGGAAGTCGCCGATGCGCTCCTCCGCTTCGGCCTGTGCCAGCAAGACGGCGTAATAGGCGCCCTCGGTTACGATCTCATAACCACCATCCCAGACGTGGCTTGCCATCTCAGGATCACGCTTGCGGTCGTCTTCCATCTCTTGCCGCAGCTCGTCGGGGAAGAACGGGTTTTCGGACCAGTTTACACGCTCGATTACCGAGTTAGACGGCGGCGCATCGCCACGGAAGAAATTGTCTATCGGGTCGGTGTCGTTGCGAGGATTCCACGCGGCCCAAATTTCACTGCCAGGCGCTCGAATGGTAGGGCGCAGCATCCGCAGGGAGGTGGCGGATAATGTCTGAGCCTCCTCAATGAACGCGATGTCATAGCCTTCCAGTGATTTAATCGTCTCGGCATTGTAGGCTTGCATACCGCGAAAGATGATCAAACCGCCGTGCGGTGCCCGAATCTCTGCCTCTAGGACTTCGAAGTGGTCCGACAAGCCCAACGCCATGATCTTGTCGACTATCAACTGGCGAACAGACTCGCGCAAACTATTCTGCACCTCGCGAATGCAAACAGCGCGCGTCTTCGCCATCATGCAGCGTTCAACCAGCAATTCAGCGAAGAAATGAGACTTGCCGCTACCCCGACCGCCATACGCAGCCTTGTAGCGTGCGGGTTTAAGGAACGGCAAAGCCCATCGCGGGGTCTTGATCTGAAGCGTTACGCCGGTCACTAAACCTCGCGCGGATCAACGATAACGCGCTGAATCTCAGCAATCGTTACAGGAGCACCGTTAGGGCCGCTAAGCTCCGTCGTCTTGACATCGCGCCATTCATCTGCTGCGCGGTTCTTCAAGCCAAACACAATCGCGGTCGCATTTCCTTGTCCGCTAAGGGCGAGAGCGCGGTTCGCCTTCTCCCACCAAAGCACCGATCCAGCCTGCCCTACTTTTACGGCGTCCCGGAATTCTTCGTACTCGTCGATCCATCGGTACACTGTGGAACGCGAAACTCCGATGGAACCGGCAAACGCTGCGAGCGAGTACCCATCCGCCAGGAACTTGATCACGCCCTCGCAATGGCTGGAATCGTAACCCGTTGGTCGACCTGCGGTCATTGCTTCAGCTTCTCGATTTGAATGCGAATGGCGGAGCAGCGATCAGCATAGCCTGCACCCATTTGCTCGGATGCGGCCAGCTTGCGCTCTAGTGCTTCAATTTGCTGGGCCTTTTCCATCACCCGAATATAGCCCGAACCAACCGCCGAGACAAGGCACCCCCGAGACCGTGCCAGAAGCCGTGGGAGAACCAGCGGAAGATCAGCATTCGAAGTTCCCGAACCTGACGGCGATCTTGTCCGCCCAATGCCACCGATCGGGCCGCTTGCCCTGCGCGCGCAAACGGTAATCGCGGCGGATGATTGGCCCGAGGAACATGCGCACTAGAAACCTCGCCATCACCACTTCCCTCCATCAGTCTCAGCCCACCGCAGGAACATCTGCCCGAGGCGGCGGTATAGGCGTTTGCGTCGGGATAGGGGCGATTTAAGGCCCTGTAGGCGCATGAGCGTTGCAGTTGGCATCAATGCCTTCTCCGTGTCTATATCGGCGCTGTAGACGTGCCACAGTCGGCTTCGATCCCCATACGCGTCGTAGTCGCCGTCGCTGCACATTAGCGGTCTCCTTGGGTGGCGAGGGTGCGGCCGCGCAGAGCCTTTACGACGCGATCAATGAGATTGCCGGCGTCACAGTCCCCATCGCGGAAGTCAGAGGCCTGCTTGCGTTCGCGATCGGCAGCGGACCCGGCGCCATAGGCAACCGCATCGGCTATGATTTCACGCGCGAATGCCAGATCCGGATCAACCGGCGCGGGCAACTCGGCTGCGATGGCGCGGAACTCAGCCTCAACCGTATACCCTTGGCGGATATTGGTGAAGCCCGCGCAATGCCGGCGGATCGCGATAGCCATCCGCTCCACCATCTCCGGCGATACGTTCTCAGTCATTGGGGTGCTCCCGAATGGGCAGGGGTGCGCTGCGGCTTGCAGGCACGGATCTGGCGGGTGAACTCTTCATCAGCGCGGGGGAGCTTGCGGAAGCGGGCAGCGAGAAATCCCCCGTTCACCGTATGGGCCACGATTCCTGCGACCTTGATGCAGTCGCCCCATTCGTCGATGAACGTGTCGCTCAACCGGTAGAGGTCACCATTGCGGATCTGGTCTGGGCTGAAATATCCCGGGCGCGCTGGCGTGTCTGCATCCACGCACACCACCACATCGCCGACTTGAAACTCCTCGCTCATCTCACTTCCCTCCTGCATTGCGTTCGAGTTCTCTGCCGCGGCGGATGGCGGCTAGGGCTGTGCAAACATCCATGCCCTCATCGCGTAAGCCGAGCCGTATATTTTCAGCGGACAGCGTGTTGCCGGCGGTGTCGTACACGCTTGCAGCAACATCGCGAGCCTCGACCAGATCCCCATCCACCGCCGGCTCCATCTCAGCGACGATCGCGCGGGCTTCAGCGCATGGAGAACGGTACTCACCATCCCCACGCTGCTGGATGGAGTTATCGTCCGTGCCGTATTGGCGAACCAGGGCCACCATCCGCTCAATCAGGCCTTCATCGTACCCGGAAGCGCCTTTCGATGCCTGGAGGGGCTGTGAGGCGGCGTAATGGGGGTGTGAGGTGGGTAGGCGTATGGCAGTCAGTGTGTGCCACTGGGTAGGATTAAAACTACTCCCTGTCGTGCAGTCATCACGCCACCACGAAAAGTCTAGGTGATGGTTATCAGCCCACTGGAACTCGTCCTCATCCCGCAGCCACTCCGGCCGCTTCCCATCAACCGGTATCTCCGGCCCCCACTGAACATCAACCATCATTCGTCTCCGGGTTGAGAGCGTTGCGGGCGATGACTGCGAACCACTGAGGATCAATCATAGCCTCGACGGGATCGCGCGCGGCAATGCGTTTGAGCGCCGCCTCATACCTCGCCATCTTCTCCCCCCGCCGCTTACGATACGCGGCTGCGGCTTCTGCGACTGTCTGGCTCATGACACCACCTGCATGACAGTGGTCCGCATCCCAGCAGCGTCGATGTGCGCCTGCAGGATACCGTCCCGCTCCTGGCAAACCATCTGGTATTCGCCATCGTTGTCGAGGACGAAGCTCATGGCAATCGCGACCGCCCGCTGTGCGACCTCATGAGCGAAACGCTTGGAGTCGTGTTCGTCCGCCGGGTGCCCGCGACGTGCCTCAACCTCCATCATTGCCTGCACCGTCCAGCTATCCATGAGCTGGCGCGTGCGTGCGTCGTTGCGCAGGTTTTCGATGTAGGGCCTAGCGCGGTGCCCCATGATCTGTGTTCCGAAGCTCATCATCAATCTCCTTCCCCCTCCCAATACGCGCCACCACGCTACCTGTCAAGCGCTATGACGCTACCTACCCCGCTGCATCCTGAGATAACCGGCTGCGTGGTCATGAGACTTCCCCAATCCCCATCTGGAAAACCAGCCATCCTCCCCAATTTTCTCCCCAAACATACTCCCCCCCCTTTAGGGGGGAGTGTTTTGGGGAATTGGGGATTGGCGGTTTTCCGCCATTGTTAAATCCAATTTCCCAAAACAATCCCCAATTATTCTACCCAATTGGGGAAAGCCCAAGAGCCTTGTTTGCGACCTCGAAATCGGGCTTCAGCCCCTTCTCGTCGCGCCCCTTGATGGGGTTGTGGAAGGTCTCTTCAACGACCAGCTTACCCTCCAACAGCATGCCGAGAAGCTTACGTGCCTCGTCCTCTTCCACACCCATGACATCGGCAGTGAGGTGCCCAATCCAGCGTTTGGAGCCCCCGGCCTTGGACCGGCCAAACGGCAAATCAGTGGCAACGCCATCCTCGTCCACAAAGCCATCCTCGATAGCTGCCAGCAGCTTCATGATCTGTGCCGGTTCGTACGCACCAAGTCCCTCGGGTTGCCAGGGCTTCAGCGCGCCGACTTCATCACCGCCGTCGCTATCCCCGGCATGGCCATTCTGCAAAACAACGGATATCTTTTCGAACCATGAACGGGCGCCGATCAGAGAGTTATTGGACTTGGCATCGTCATAGCGAACGTACCGAAACCGCTGATCCTCGTTGACGTTCAGCGCGGACGCTTCCCCCTTCGACATCACGAACAAGGTGGCTGCCAGTCGCGCCGAATTGACGATCGCGCCGCCGCCGCGAATGACATCCGCCGACCCCGCCTTATCCTCGGAACCCTTGGTCGTGTGATGTACCAGATAGACCGCGGCGCCCGTTGGCCTGGCGATCTTGTCGCGCCAGATTTTCATTGCCCACTTGGTATCACCGTTGGAATTCTCGTCACCGTCAAACGTCTCGGCGAAGGGATCCACGATCACGACGTCAATCTTGTAATGCTTGATGACCTGCACGAGCTGGTCGACAAGCGGCGTTGCAATCAAAGACTTCTTCACCGGATCGCTGGTGGACATCAGAATGCTCTCGGGGGCGTCCGCCAGCAGCACCTGCCCGCGTTCCGCACCGAACCCCATCACGGTTTGCGCGGCCACCATACGGCGGCGCTGTTCGTGAATATCGTCCTCGGCGTTGATGACCAGCACGCGGCACTTGCGCTTGGGTTTCCATTTTGCCCATTCTCGACCTGACGCCAGCATCAGCGCGAGCTGCAGGGTGAACACCGACTTTCCCGTGCCGCCCGGCGCCGCAAGGATATGCGTCGAACCCGCCAGCAAGGCCCCAGGCACGATCCACGGCCGCAGGGGAATATCTGCCTCCTTGAAGTCCATCGCGTCGACAAAGGATATGGCACACGTAGGCGCCTCGGGCGCGGGTTCGGGGCGGTTGTTGTAGTCGATCAACCCCTGGCGGAACGTCGCGGCTACCGCGTCCACACCCTGCTCTATCATCTGGTCGTTGAAGTCGTCGCCCTTCTCCAGCACTGGGGGCGCGATCACCGGCACGTCCAGCTCGGCTCCAAGCCGCTGCATGGCGTCCAGCGCCTTGCGATCCGCGGCGATGACGACCGACACGCCAGCCGACATCATTTCCTTGGCGATGTTGGCGACCTGCCCCTGGCTAAAGGCGATCACCACCTTGTCGGCGGTGGCCTCAAATATCGAGGCGCCGGTTGCGAACCCCTCGCAGATAATTACGCGCCCGAAACCGATGCCAATGTAGAAACGCGCGCCGACCGTTGGGGAGCCCTTCTGAAACAGCTTCTTCTCGCCGTCCTTGGCCGGGATGGTCTGCACGTTGACCAATTCGCCCTCGGAATCCCACATCGGCACCAGTAGGCTAGCGCCCTCGGCACGCGTGCCCCAAGGGGCTACCTGCTTGCGGTCCAGATAGGCGTTGGCGCCATCGATCGGTGTTGCCTTGTCCCAGCGACGGTTAGCCTGGGCTATGGCAGCGGCGCGTTCCGCCTGGTTCTTAAGTTCTTCCGCCTGCAGCCACGCCTGACGCCGTTCGCGGTCCTCCGGGGAAAGCTCGATAGCCTTGCCGCCGGTCAGACGCGCGATGGCCTCCTGTGTCGTGACGTTCTCCATCTTGGCAACGAAGTCAATCACGTCACCATGCTCGCCGCACCCAAAACAGTGCCAGCTTTCATCGTTCTCCTTGAACTTCAGGCTGGGGGTAGTTTCGTGATGGAACGGGCACAGCGCCTCGTACCAGCCCGCGGCTTTGCGGATTTTCAGCGTGCGGCCGATCACCTCATCAAGCGGGAAGTTCTGCTTGATGGCCTCGAAATCGTAGCCTTTCATTATAATAGCCTTCCATTTTGGCGAGCCCAGTCGATCGGGTGCTTGGCACTTTTCCGCACGTTGCACGTCTCGCAGAGACATTGCAGATTGCGGGGCCAGTTAGATCCGCCTTTCGACAGTGGCATGATATGATCAACGTGATATTTTTCAGTGAGGCGGATTTTGCACCAAGCGCATTTGCCGCCCTGCTGCTTGAAAATCCGGTCGACGTCCGCTCTTGTGTGGCGCCCTTCAGCGCCGCGAACTAGCGCGCGCCGGTTCGCGGCTTGCGCGTTGTTGTTGGGAGACGCCCTTCTTTGAGCGCGCCGCGCCGCGACTTTCTCCGGGGCCATGTTGGCGACCCAATAATACTCGAGATATTTTTGTCGGTTTTTGTCCAGATATTCCGCGCACTTTTGTCGGAATTCCGGATCCTGCCAGCGCTCCTTACGCTGCTCGGCTAGCTTCTCGGCATTTTCGGCTTTCCACCTTTTGCCATGGGCCAGCATCTTTTTTCGTTTTTCTTCGTCGGCATAATACCGCGCTGTATTCTCGGCGCCGCATGACACGCACATTCCATTAACGGCTTGGCGCGGGGATATATGCCCCCTCTTACACGGCTTTCCCGTGAAATAACGGGTGTCGCCTGCGGCCTTCGCCTTTGCCCGCGTTGGCTGCATCACTCGCCCTTTAGGTAGTCGGATAACGCCTTGACGGTTTCATAGGACGGATTGCGCGTCCGTCCCTCACGAATGTCGATGACGGTAGCGACACGCACGCCGCAAACCTCGGCAACCATAGTGGGACGGCGGTCCCGCAGTTTCTCAACGATTTCAGGCAAGGTAAGCATTTTTCCTCCGGCGTATCAGAATGTGGCTTGACCGTACGTTAGGCACGGCATACTGTCAACGACGGAAGCAAAGAGAGAAGGAAGAAAGCATGAGTATCCTCGACCGGGCCTCCAAGCCGGAGCCCGAGCCCTTTGTCGGCACGATTGTCGGCGTACAGGGAACAGGCAAATCCACGCTGGCCTGCACATTCCCCGACGTGATCATGATCCGCACGCAGGGCGAAAAGCCCCCACGGGACATCCCCAAGCACCAGACCCCCACGCTGCTCGAAGTCGAAACCGCGGCGGAAGTCTGGGATGCGATCAAGGCGCTTTTGCGCGAAGACCACGGGTTCAAGACGCTGGCCTTCGATACCGTGACCGGCCTCGACATCCTGTTCACGCAGGACGTTCTTGCGGCGGATCCGAACGCGCGTGGCCTGAACCAGAGCCACGGCGGGTACGGCAACGGCGCTAGCATGGTGTCGGCGGCGCATATGCGAGTCCGCAAGGGCGCCGAAATGCTGCGAAAGCAGAAGGGCATGAACATCATCTTTCTGGCGCACGCCGAAATCGTCGATGTTTCCCCGCCGGACGGCGATCCCTATTCGTCGTACTCGCTCCGCCTGCCCAAGAAATCCTTGGCTCCGTATCTCGACAGTGTCGACTGCGTCGGCTTCCTGAAGCAGGACCGCATCGTTCGCGGGGCAACAGAGGCAAAGGGCGAACGCGGAGCCAAGCCGGGCCGGGCTATCACGTCGGGCGATCGCGTTCTGGTGACATATCTCACTCCCGCAATGGCGTCCAAGAACCGCTACGGCATCACGGAAGACTTGGACGTCGTGAAGGGTGAGAACCCGCTGGCGGAGTGGATTGGCCTGGGCGCTGCACCGAAGCCGAAGCGCGCAAAGCCGGAGCCGGTCGACGATCAGCCGGATACGATCGAAGAAGAAATCACAGAAGAGAAGGAAGCATAATATGTCATTCTGGACACTAGACGATGGTTCGAGCGCCGTCAGCGACGACAAGGAATTCAGCGCAGGCGGCGGTGACTTCGACGTCATCCCCAAGGGCACCAATGTCCTCGTGATGGTCGAGGACGCCATCTGGAAAGAGGGCTATCAGATCTCGGAAGAGTTCGTGAACCTGAAGGTCCGCGTGATGAAGCCGGAAGGCTACGCCAACCGCGTTCTGTTCTTCAAGCTGTGGATCGACGAGCTGGATCCGGGTGTGAAGACGAACGGGGCGTTTGACCGCGGCAAGGCGGTCACGAAACGCGACAAGCACAAGCGCATGCTGATGGCGATCGACGCCAACGCCAAGGGCAAACTGGCGAAGCTGCAGGAGCGCCCGACCAACGATCATCTGGGCGTGGCGCTGGTGGGCGCGCAGTTCGTGGCGACCTTGGGCGTCTGGGACAAAGAGGAAGACGGCAAGAAGGTGCCCGGGGGTAACTGGCTTATGGCATCGAAGCCGCGGTCTTCCGAAGTGTCGCCGGGGCCGGTGACGAAGGCGCAGCCGAAGAAGCCGGCGTTTGCGGACGATGATCTGGACGACTCGGTACCATTTTGAGCCACCCCTGACCGGACCCCGGCTCTCTACAAGAGGCCGGGGCGAGGATGAGAAGTGGAGAGAGAAGATGAAGAACTTACCGATAGCTTGGATGGTCAAATGGACCAAAGGCAAGAGCATGTACGTGCATTGCCATGATGACGAAACTGCTGCGCGAGATCAGGCGCGCCTCATGCGAGGGGGTATCACACCACTTTACGCCGAGCAGCCTATATCGAACCTTCGAGATGATTTTGCCAAAGCGTCTCTGTCTGTCATTGGTGGGCAATTCGCATCTGGCACGCATGAATTCGAGAGCGCGCTGCAAGTAGCGCGCAATGCATATTTATTAGCCGATGCCATGGTCGCAGTCAGGGAGCATGGGTGATGGCACAGGAAAGCTGTAGAGTCGCCAAAATGGAAAACGGGGGCATCCACCCTTGGTTCATCATTGAATGGACCCACACTAGCGACGGCATGCGAACCCATATTTGTGATGGGTGGTACGCCAGCAAAGCTGAAGCCCAAAAAGCTTGCGATTGGAAGAACCGGCCATGATCGAACAACGCACCCCCGAATGGTTCGAGGCTCGCAAAGGCCGCGTCACCGGCTCAATCGTCGGCGCCATATTGGGGCTATCGCCGTATATGACGCGGGCCGACGCCATGCGGAGCATGGTCCGCGCTTCCCTTGACGCCCCCACCGAGTTCGCCGGCAATGTCGCTACCGATTGGGGTGCGTACAACGAAGCCGGCGCTATCCAAGAGTTTGAGATGGAGACAGGCCTGCGGACGGAGGCTATGCCGTTCGTCGAGTTTGAAGATTGGCTAGGCGCATCGCCAGATGCCAGCGTATCAGACGGTCGCGGCCTGGAGGTCAAGTGCCCGTTTTATATCCGTAACGATCCCGCGCCTGTGTTCAAGACCTTGGACGACCAGCCGCATTACCGCGCGCAGGTCATGGTCGAGATGTATTGCTGTGGGTGGGCGGAACTCCACTTCTGGCAGTGGACGCCGCACGGCACCGCGCATGAAGTCGTGGCACGGGATTACGACTGGCTGGCGACAAATATTCCGGCTCTCCGCCAGTTTCATTGCGAGTTTTTGGAAGAACTCGCGAATAACTCAGAAGAGCATATGACTGACAAGCGCATCACCATAGACACCCCCGACGCCGCCAAGATGGTCGCGGAATACGACCAGCTAACGGAAGCGTTGGAGCGCGCCACAGAGCGCCGCAAGGACTTGCTGGCGGAAATGGTCGCGATAGCGGGGCAGCGGAATGCTACGTTCGGCGGTAGGAAGCTGACCCTGACGAAGAAGGCCGGAAGCGTGTCTTATGCGAAGGCCGTGAAGGAACTGGCACCGGGTGCTGACCTGACGAAGTGGACGGGGAAGCCGAGCGAATATTGGGGTCTGAAATGATCCTGCGGCCATACCAGACCGCCGCTGTCGATGCAGCCCTAGCCTTCCTCCGCACCAGCACCGACCCCGCCCTGATCGACGCCGCCCCGGCCGCCGGCAAGTCGTTCATGATAGCGGCGATTGCGGATGCGCTGCATATGATCAGTGGCGGCAAGAAAGTACTGTGCCTGGCCCCCAGTGCCGAGCTGGTGACGCAGAACCACGGCAAATTCCTGCTGACGGGCGCGAAAGCGTCGATCTTTTCGGCATCGGCCGGCGCCAAATCCACACGCTACCACGTCGTGTTCGCTACACCGATGACGGTCAAGAACGCCATCTCAAGATTCTCGAACCCTGATGAGTTCTGCGCCGTCATCATCGACGAATGCCACGGGCTGACGCCGACAATCCGCGCCATTATTGACGCCATGCGGGCCAAGAACCCGCGCCTGCGGGTGCTGGGGCTTTCCGGCACACCCTTCAGACTTGGTGGTGGATATATCTACCGCCAATGGCCTGACGGGGCTGTAAACGACGATACGAAGGCCCGCGATCCGTACTTTACGAAGTGCGTCTACCGTGTGTCGGCGCGTGAGATGCTGGAAGCCGGGTTCATCACGCCTATGGTTGTCGGCGCCATCAACGCGACCGAGTATGACACGTCAGGCATTCGCCTTCTCCCCAATGGACACCTTGACGACGCGACTGTAGAGCGCGCTTTTGAAGGACATGGCCGAAAGACCGCGGCGATCGTTGCGGACATTTTGGCACAGGCTCAACCGCGGCGCGGCGGGGTGATGTACTTCGCCGCCACCCGTCAGCATGCCGCTGAAATTATGGCGAGCCTTCCGCAAAACGGAACGGCGGCGATGGTCACGGGCGACATGAAGGCGGCTGAGCGCCGCAAGGTCATCGCCGCCTACCGCGCCCGGCAGGTTCGCCACTTGGTTTCGATCGGCACGCTAACCACGGGGTTTGACGTCGAGCATACCGAAACGATCGCCATCCTGCGCTATACCGAGTCGGCGGCGCTGCTGCAGCAGATCCTTGGGCGTGCCTGGAGACTAGCGGACGGCAAACCCGATTCCCTTCTTCTGGATTACGCCGGCAACGTCGAGCGCCATTTCCCTGATGGCGACATATACAATCCGACGATTAAGGCGGGATCGGCTGTCGAGGGTTCAGGCGCGGTAGAGGCGGAGTGCCCCCAATGCGGACACGGCAACCAGTTCACCCGCCACAAAGACGCTGAGGGCTACGAGCTAGACCAACACGGCTATTGCCTGGACGTATTCGGCGCGCGTGTGGAGACCGACTTTGGCCCTATGTCAGGTCACTACGGCCGGCGATGCTGGGGTATGGTGAAGGTTGGTCCGAGCCACGAACGTTGCGGCTATCGGTGGACCGGCAAGGCCTGCCCGCACTGTGCCGAGAAGAATGACATTGCCGCGCGCTATTGCTTTTCATGCAAGGGCGAGATCGTCGACCCGAATGAGAAGTTGGCGTCGGACTTTAAAGCGATGAAGCGCGATCCGACCACGCCGCAGACAGATGAGGTGCTGTCGATGGAGGTGCGAGACGGCATATCGCAACGTGGTAACCGAACGGTTCGGGCAGATTGGAAAACGCCGTACCGTCAGTTCTCGATCTGGTACACGCCAGAGTCGCAGTCGCGTAAGGCTCAGGAACAATGGGCAAGGTTCGCCGCCGCGACCGCTAATGGCGAAGTCGCTCCCAAGACAATATCCTACGTCAAAGAGGTAGATTCGTCTTTCTACCGCCCGCTCGCGTACGACATGGAGGCTGATGCGATATGAAGTTTAACCCGCTAATTCCTGTTTATGGCGACATTTCGTTTAGGGGTAAGTGCCCGAAAGAGGACGTTGAACAGGTCTCATTCTTCAACAAGCTGCGTGCAGAGTACCCCGCTAGCTGGGGTATTCTTGCGTTGCATCCCCGTAACGAGGGATTGAAAGAAAAGGGCCAGTTCTCAACCGTCATAAAGCATAAAGCAGAGGGCATGACTGCCGGCGCGTCGGATATTATTATCCCAGCCGCCACCAGTTTCGTATGCGAAATGAAACGCCGAGATCATACGCTCTCAGCATGGCAAGATAAGCAGGAGGATTACTTGCTCGCGTCTGCGGAGGCCGGCGCATTCGCCTGTGTAGCCTTGGGTGCTGTAGGGGCATGGGAGGCATTCGAGGCGTGGCGCTTGAAGCTGTGACCTTCCGCCACCCCTCCCAATGGCTGCAGCTCATCCTTTCTGGGCAGATCGATATGCAGGACGCGCCGGCCTCGGTGCAATCCTGGGCACGCTTCCCCATCCACCAAGGCGCTTGTGACGTCCTTGCGCTTGATACCAAGGAACAGAGAAGGGCGGAACTTCAGAGGGTTCCCCCGAAGATCCGCCCTTATGTAGAGGCTGAAATGATTCGCGTTTGGCGTCTAGGTTCGAAGTAACCTCCCCAACTTCCGCGCCTCCTCATCCGACATATGCGCAACAAGCTGCATGGCGGCGGTGAGAACGCGGTGGTTGGTGGTGGTGTCCGCCATCGCGAGGATAGCATCGCGGACGACCTGGGCTTTCACCGTGTCTGCGTTGGTGTAGGCGCGGATGGCGCCTAGGGTGGAGGTGTCTAGGGGTTGCATGCTGCGTCTCCAAACAGGTTGCCTTGGCGCTGGGCGTCCTCGATCCGCTTGCAGGCGATGTCGAAATAGGCAGGGTCGATCTCAGCGCCGACAAAGGCGCGACCTTCCTGCATGCAGGCAACACCGGTGCTGCCCGAGCCCATGAACGGGTCGCAAATCGTGCCCGCGGGTAAGCTTTGCAGCAGGATGCGAAGCACACCGACCGGCTTTTCGTTTGGATGCTGTCGCCCATTCTTCGCCATCGACTGGACCGGTGGATGATAGACCACCGCGCCCTTATCTCGGCTGCCAACGAACCCGGCGGCGTTGCCCATGGCGTAGATCTCTTCGGTCGTTGGCTTCCAAGGCAGCCGTAGATCGCCCATGCCGAGCGCAGGGCCTTTGTCCCAAATCAGGGTCATGCGATGATGCGGAGGAAGCGAGGCTTTGCGCGACCCGAACATCAGGCATGGCAGATGCGAAAACACGTTGGCGATTGCGTCGCGCACGTCGCAATTCTCATCGTTGGCGATAGCGCGACCCCCCACCCACAGGTCATCAGTTGCGTATCCGCTTTTGTAGCCGATGCCAAAAGGCGGGTCACTCAAGACGGCGACTGGCTGCGCATTAAACATCACGTCGAGCGCGTCGTGACTGCGGCAATCACCAAGGTACAACGTAGCGTTACCGATAACCTCTTTCCGATGATACGTCATGCCGCCATCCTTCTCGCTGCCCTATCCGCCCGCTCAATGAGTTCGTCATCCGTGCAGATAACCCGACCACACAACCAGAACCGCCCCGCAACATCCGCGCGTCCCTCGGCATTACACCGAAACACCGTCCACCGATCACGCTGCAGGATCTCCTGCGCCAGACCAGCGGGCGACATATCACGTTGCGGTCGATCCACAGGCGCCGCGCTGTAGTTTCGGACGAACTGCGCGGGCTTGGCGGGGGCGGGGGCCTTTGGAGGCACTGGCGTGGCTCTGGTGGTCGGATTAGGCGTGACCCCGGCACGACGCTGCCAACGAGCTGCGAGCGTCCGGCTGACACCGTAGTGCGTCGCAAGCTGCTGCTGAGTCTTGCCTGGCGCGAACGTCACGAAGTCATCGGGGATAGGGAACCGTGCAACGGCCGCCGGCTTCGATAGCCATGGCCCGAGCTTGTGGTTAAGTGCTACGTTGAGGATTGTCTTGCGGTTGCAGCCCATTGCGGCTGCTATGCGTACCGAGTCCTGCCCGTCTGCAATCCGCGCCCGGATGTCTTCGCGCTGTTCGGGGGTGAAGGTTAGGGGGTTCATGCTGGGTCTCCGGCTGGGGGTGTGGGGAGGTACATCCAATGAGTGGCGTCGCTTAGCGGAAAGGAAGCGAAGCCATGCACGCCGACAAAGCCACCAGTGCCTACACGCCAGCCCGAATGAGTCGGATAAGCGACATGTGCCCACGCAATTTCCATCTCGCCGGCAGCTTCACCGTCATCGTCTATCGGCTGATAAAAGCGGCTAAGCACGATCTGATTATGACACACTTGCCTAGTCGATCTCAGCGTCTCAATCGGCTGCCACCCGCTCATACCCCCAACCCCTCAACCAAATCCCGAAAACGCACCGGACACGTAATCTGGTGCTGCTTGTAGGCTAGCTGCCGGCGCAACAGCTCGCGGGATGCCACCACGGTATCATAGCTGCCGGTGCGGTTATGGGCGATCGTGGGGGCGTTGATTAGGAGGCTCATGATGTTGGGTCCTGTGTGGGAGCTGCAAGAGAAAGGGGCAGGGGCACCGAAGTGCCGGAAAGTGCGGAAACACCAGCACGCATCATGACACCTGTCATGTAGCCGTGAATTTCGGCCTTGGCGGATTCAGTGACGCGCTCGGTATGCTCTTCGAAGGACTTGGCAACGAACGGCAGGTTCGATGCGAGATCCTGCCTTGCCATGCGGATTTCCGACTTCAGCGTTTCAGCCTTGCCCTTCGGCAAGCCAAGCGCGTCGATCTGCGCTAGAACCTCATCCATCCGCTGCGTTGCACGATCCAGACGATCACGCGCTTCGCCTGCGAACTGTTCCGCGCGACTGCTCGGGTCAGGCAGGCCGGGCATCATCTCGCCCTGTAGGCTCTGCAATGTACATTGGACGCCGTTACCCATGTTGGGGCTGGACACGAACGTCGCCCACTGCGCTTCGGATAGCGCGACCTCTACGAATGTTCGACGCTCGCCCGGCCAGTCATGCGAAAGCCCGCGCTGTAGTTCGCTGTGAGCGATTCGGATTACCATGTAGGCATTGTGGTTGAAGTCGCTGCCGTAGAGCGGAGTGTGACCTCCTGACGTGCGACTTACGCCGATCTGCGCGAAAGCAGGGTGCCGCTGGCGTTCGACCATATCGTTACCGGCAAACTTGACCATATCGCGTTCGGGTTCTTGGATAGGGCGCTTCATGCTTCTGCCTCCATTTCGGTGAGCTTCTTTTCCAGCCGCCCGATGACAGACCACCGGGCGGACTCAGGATTGCTGTTCCACCTGGTGAACGTGGCGGGCGAAACCTTCACGCTCTCACACAGCTTGTAGATGGGAATGCGGACCCCGTTGGCCCGCTCTCGGATTGCCGCAATGGCTTGCTGTTTTTCCATTCCCAATCGGTAGTGCAAAAGAAAATGTCGGTCAATGCAAAAAAGACGATTGCCAAACGATAAATCCTCCCCCATACCTCTCCCAACGAAGCGCAACCCGGAGACAGCGCATGACCCGAGACCTCACCCGCGACGAGTGCCAGAAGATGGCAGAGACCGCAGCGCAGCCGAACAACGCGCTGTACTCGCGCACCACTGCCGAGCTGGCGGCGGCGATCTACGCAATTGGAGGGCCGCGGAAGTGAGCCACATCGACCGCCCCGACGTCTTCGAGCGCATCCTGATCGACATAGCCGGCGATCTGGTTGCGACGGCCGAGCGCTTCAACGCGCGTGAAGCTGACTACCGCGCCAACCGCGATCGTGCGCTGGCTTCGTTCACTGAGCACGATGCTCGCGAGCGTGCCAAGCAGGAGGCTCGGTGGGCTGTTGAATCGCAGGGAGATGTATTGTGAACGCAGAGCAAGCACGCGCGCTGTTCCTTGACCATTGCCAGCCCGGTGATCGTGGGGCGCTTGAGCGCCACGGCGAGAAGGCGGCTGTGGCTGCGATCTTGGCGGCGGTTGAGGCCGCCCAGCAGGAAGCGAGCGAGCTGAGGCACAAGCTGTGGATGGTCGCGT